TACTTCGCGGATACAGGCAAGCTCTGCCCGTATGTCGTTGATCTGAAGACAGGCACCGGGCCAGCTATCGCCAAAGGCGGCAGTCTCGCTTTGATGCTGCGATTCAGTTTCGCCAAGGTGCTGGCTGCAATGCTCTTCGGCTTCGGTCAGGTCATCGGTGCTGTAAGCTTTGTAGCGGTCAACGATAGCAGTCCGGTCAGCCACAAACTTCGGTACCAATATGCCATGGCACTCGGTGAAGGCGTACTCACTGTCAGGGTAGCTCAGGTCATCCATTTCAGGAAAGCCCGTACCGACTGCCAGCTTATTGGCGTGGTCTACTGCCATGATCTCAAACCATGATTCATCGTTGGGTAGCCAGTACTCGACCCCAAGGATGGTATCCATTATCAGGTAGTCCCAGCCGTGACCATCAGGCCAGCGCCCTGTTTCATTCAGGTAGGTTTTAGCATCGTTCCACTGGTCTTGGGTAATCGTGGGATAGTTGTCGTCTAACTCACGATACAGCTCGGGTTGCTCGGTTGATGTCGGCGCTTGTTCAGGCATTGATAGGCTCCCATTGAAGGTTGTAGGTGGTTTTCTCGTAAAAGTATCCACTGCTTACTGGGCAGTTGTTCTGATGAGTGCGCTTGTAGACACCATGCCACTCGGCAAGGCGGATCACACCAGTACTGGATGTGGTCAGGTAGATGTCAGCGCCAGCATACGGCCCGTCGATGCAATGGAACTTTTTCGGTACGTCAGGGCGCTTCCAGCGTGCAAGTACACCAGCCAGTGAACGGCGGCCCTTGCGGTAGCGCTCTTCACTGATACCCAGAAAAGCAGCATCGCCCGCGTAGTCGATAGGTTGTGATTTAGTAGCCATATTGCTCTGCTCTCCTGTCTCTAAATGTAGGTTCAAAGCTGGCATGGTCTGCCTCGCTTGCGATCCACATGCTGCACGACCCTTCCGCGTCGTCATACATAGTGTCTTCAGCTTCATTGAAGGCCAGCAGGTTGGCAGGTATCGTGTACATGCGATCACACTCGCACTGATCACAATCACGGCCCCATTGATATACCCACATAACCCAGTGACCATTGCGCTTGAATCGCACTGACTTGATCAGGGTTAACAGGCGCATGGTTCGATAGTCTTCGGCATCATCACGCACCATTGACCAGCAGGTCTTCGCGCTCTCCAACACGTTATTGATCTGGTAGTCAGCTACGGCACGCTGGGCCATCATTGCAGGTAGTGGCGGCATGTAGTTGTGGTGGCGTAGCTGTGAGACTATCGCCAGCTCATGGATCAGCATTTCACTGCTATTCATCTTAGCAGTCCTCGCAGATATTGAGTACATCACAGCCAGCATCTTCAAGCAGGCGTAAAGCCTGACCAAAGGTGTAAGCCTGAATGTCACGCGGGCCAGTGTAAGTGTCAGCGTGATACCAGCGGAGTTTATCGGCGTCGAGAATATCGGCGTGCATGTCAGGCGTGAAGATGTTGAAGTGGTTCATGGTAGGTAGCTCCTATTAGTGAAACAGTTGGGCAATGCCAGCAACAAGGATGGTAGTCATAATCGCCCACGGGTAAGAAATGATGGCAAGGAATAGCAGGGCGCGTATCCACTGCCAGTCGATGCTGTCAGGGCCATGTATCCATTTGCCGCGCCAAGTAACGTAACCAGCGGCTGAACATCGGGGAAGACCAAGGAAGGCGTTCATTAGAAGCCCCCTGTGCAGTCGTCGGGATGATTGATATAGCGGGGAAGTGAGCGAACAAAGCTATCACCATCGACGTGACTATCAACAAAGTTGACATGGTAGCCGTGATGCTTGGCAGCAATCATAAAGGTGGAAAGATCGCAGTCCTCTTCAAGGTATGCATAGCCAGCTTGCAGGTAAGAATAGATGCTGATGTCCTGATCGACGTGTAACTCACGCAGCATGTCTACAGGTACAGCCAGCCACCCGTGACCGCTATCGGAATGGAATGTCAGGGTAATTGACTTGGTAGTAGGTCGGTCGTCAATGATGCAGGACTTGTTGGAATTGATTATGCTCATATCGTTTACCCTCCGAACCGAACAAGGATAGAGTCGATGAACATATATAACTGAGTGCCAGTGTACCCGATAAAAAGTAGGGCAATGTATTTGAGTGTAGTCATTCGTTTAGCTCCTAATTAACCCAGCGTTCTCTATTCGCTAGTAGTCAAGTGTTCCGGTGGGGATGGTGTGCCTTCCATGCACTGCCTGACTTCCTACAAGTATAAACCATATGCTACACTTGTCAAGTTAATCATTACACTAATTATACAAAGCCTTTATAAACAAGGACTTACCATATACCGATCCATCCTAAGCGATCCAATTATCAGGCATACCAACGTATACCTGTGTATGAGATCGTGGCTTAGAAGAGCGTACACGAAGCCGAAATGAGAGCAGTCCGAAGCTAATCCAGCAATAAGCCTGTATTCCCTATATAGAGCAGACCAGCATACCCGGCAGACTGGAAGAGTGATTGCGGATCAGTTGACGAGCAGACCGATGATGAACACGGGCAGACCGAGAGCGGCACGGCAACCAGACCGGCAGACCGATGGAACCACACGGGAATAAACGAAGATGGAACCGGAATCATTTGCCCGACCCCACCCGCCTGAAATCCAGTCCCAGCGCGGGGGGAGCTATAATACCCTCTCCCCATGCACGCTAGGCTACTTATAATTTTTTGCTGGTAAGCGCTTTAGCGATCCCTTGAAGGTGCTAGTCATACTGCCTATGGCTGAGCCTACTGCTCATGGCATGGTTTTGTGAAGCGCTGTGAAGCGAAGTTAGGGTGAACCGGGATGACTACTGGGGTATTCCCCTGAAAGACTACAGGAGTATTCTTATTGGTTTCCCCCGTGTGTTCCTTGACCAAGGTAACACATTTTTTAGGGGTTTTCCAAATTCTCACATAGTTTTTTCCTATAGTAGAATCCTTTGTTATTGGTATTACCCTTTGTCACTGGATGGTGACATTATTGGGGTGATCTATAGTAGGGTGCCCTGATATAGTTTTTTCCTATACTTGGATTCTTTTGTCACTACCCGGTGACAATCAGCTTTACTTGCATGTTGATAACCTGTGTATATAATCCGGTAAGGGCAATACCGCCCTGAAGTATTATGAATCACATGGGCCTTCGGGTCGATACAAGAGGATGATGATATGTACGGTAAAAGAAATAGTGGCTCAGGTCACAAAACTTCCGGTAGTCACGGCAACGCCAAGATCGGTACGAAGACTTCTCCGATGAAGGCTTACGGCCCTGCGACCAAAGGCGGTAAATCGCCCAAGTCTGCTACGCAGTTCCAAACCCATAAGAAGTAGGGGATGGACGGCCGCAAGCGAAAGCTTGTTCAACGTGCAGCGAGGAACAATGCGGTAGCTCGGAAGAGCCGCCGTGTTGCCTTTGCGAAGAAACTGGAGCAGGCGTATGGCAAAAGCAAAAAGTCCTAAACGGGTAGGGATTGTGGATACTGTTACGGATGCCTACGACAGTGCCAAAACAGCGGTCAAGGATTTCTTCACCCCGGATAAAGGGACACTGGTTGACAAGCTGAAGAACCGCGACAAGGTAGCGGCTACGAGTGTGAAGAAACAAACAGCCCCTGCTACCCCTGCGAAGACATCAAACAAGCCGTTGTACAAGGCTGGTTCCAACCCGTTGCTCAGACCCTCACAGGACACCTTAACACGCGCCCAAGCTGAAAAGATTCGGGCCGACTTACAGGCTAAGAAAGCCAAGGCCAAGAAAAAGGCCGGGAGTTGATATGAGTTCCAATGTACCTACGAAGACACCGGAGTTCGGTGGTAAAACCTATTCCAGACGCTGGGGTGGAGCAGGCGGGATCAAGAAGCTCCTGCAAGCCAAGGTGATGCCTTATTTCAAGACCCGCATGAAGCAGGATGACTCGAAAGCCGTTCTGATGTCAGACCAGCAGTTAGGTGGGGGTATCCGGCAAACCGGGAGCGCCAAGTGAGCGCGACTTTATACTCTAATTCACCCACGCATGGTGAGCCTTCGGGTCAGGGGTATATCGGTCATCGCTCGATGAAGACCGTGAACGGGCGTAGCGTGAACTCCCGAAAACTGATGTCATCCAAGCGATTAGGCCGGAACAACCGTGTATCCGACACCCCCGGTTCCACGGGTGGCAGTGTCGGGGGTGTAGGAAACGGAGCAGGTAGCTATTGATGAAACTTGTTGTCGCAACCAAGAGCGGGCTACCACCAGCCCAGCATAACTTCTGTCATTTTCTGGTGTCTGATCCAAAAATGGACGCAACAGCGGCCTACTGGAAACTGAACCCGGATATCAAGAAAGCAAGTGCCACGATTCAGGCCAGCCGCCTTCTGGAGAAGACCGAAGTACGTGCCTACATATTCACCCTGATGGAAGCGCGTGAGAAACGCATGGAAATGGATCAGGACTGGGTGATTGCACGGCTGCGGGATATCCATGACCGTTGCATGGAAGCGGAACCTGTCTGGAAGTGGGAACGCGATAATGATGAAGGTGATAAAGAGGCGGTACCCGTATACGCAAAATTCGACGCTTCGGGCGCTACCCGCGCCCTTGAACTGATCGGCAAGCATATGAAGATGTTCTCCGAGAAAGTGGATGCGGCGGCAATGAACGTGGTGATGAATATCGATCTCGGCAACGACAAACCAGTTATCGAGGGGGAGTTCAAGCGTGTCGGTTCAAATTGATTACAAGGCGGAGCCAACAGCTTCCAAATTTCACGCAAGCGATAACTTCGTGCGCGGTATCATGGGGCCAATCGGCTCTGGGAAATCCGTAGCCTGCACGATTGAAATGTATGCCAAGTCGGTGGCACAGGAACCACACCAGTACGGTAACCGGTTTATTCGCAAGTCCAGATGGGCTGCAATCAGAAACACCTACCCCGAATTAAAATCAACCACCATCAAGACCTTTGAAGACTGGTTTCCGAGTGAAATCTGTCGAATCAACTGGGCACCGCCGATCACCGGCTACCTGACAGTCCCTTTACCTGACGGAACCATAGTTGAAATGGAGATCATGTTTCTGGCCCTTGACAAACCCGGTGACGTGAAGAAACTACTGTCACTGGAACTGACCGGAGCATGGTTGAATGAAGTACGCGAAATACCGAAACAAATCTTGGACGGTGCTACAGGACGTGTCGGCAGATACCCGGCCAAGCGAAACGGCGGGCCTACGTGGTCAGGAATCATTATGGACACGAATCCGCCGGACGACGATCACTGGTATTACAGTCTGGCTGAAGAGAAGCTACCACAGGGCTATGATTTTTTTCACCAGCCACCGGCCCTGATCGAAAAAGAAGATGGCAGGTATGTACCAAACCCCGAAGCTGAGAACGTAATCAACCAGCCACTGGGTTTTGAGTACTGGCTACGACAGGTATTTGGTAAGGATAAAGACTGGATTTCAGTTTATATTCTGGGCCTGTATGGGTCTATTCATGATGGCAAACCGGTTTACGGGGAGTACAACGATGACATCCATTGCTCGAAAGAACCGCTTGAACTATATAAAGGCGTGCCCTTATATATCGGTTGGGATTACGGACTTACGCCATCCTGTATTGCGGGCCAATTATCCCCCCACGGTCAACTTAGAATTGTCCAAGAATGGTGTACTGAAGACATGGGTATCCGAGAATTTGCCCGAGATATCGTCAAACCAGACCTGACCAACAAGTACAGCGGTATGCAGATGGTATCGGTGGGCGACCCGGCTGGTAAGCAGCGAACCCAGACCGAGGCTAATTCCTGTATGGACATTCTCGCACAGGAAGGGATCACTACCGTGTCGGCCCCGGATGAATCCAATGAAGTCATCGCACGGCTCGACGGGGTACGATACTATATGAAGGGGATGGATCGCGAGGGTCAGCCGAGCTTTATAATCGATCCCAGTTGCCGGAACCTGCGTAAAGGGTTCAATGGTGGTTACAAGTATGAGCGGGTACAGGTGGTCGGTGAGGAACGCTTTAAGGAGCAGCCCGCCAAGAACAAGTTCTCGCACCCGCATGATGCGCTGCAATACCTGTGTGCGCGACTGCGGCATGGCCTGCATATCGTCAAGGCACAACCCCGGCCTGCAAGACGGGTAACTGCCGCCGGGTGGACATAATGGTTCGCATGGTTGATGTTAATGTGCAGCCCGTGATCGACGGCATCAAGTCGAAGCTGTCCGGCCTTGTCCTGTCTGTCAGGGCGCTCAAAGGCAAGGAGGGGCGAAAGTCCGAGGGGCACATACTTATTATTATCACCTGCTTCAATGAGCAGGAAATACAGGTTGATATCGATGTCATGAAAATGCTGGCCGACAAGCACTACCTTGATACCTTGTTTGATGATATCAGCGCGATCAACGAGGCGATGGAAGAACACGCCTTCAATCAACGACGAATCGTAGTAGGACACTAACATGGCTCAATCATCCGCAAGACAATCCTTTGGGCTGGTTCGGGTCATCCCCGGTGCTGATCTACCGCTCGACAACGAACTACCCGAAGAGCTGGAAGAGCTGACACAATCGCAGCTTACGCGACACATCCAGCACCACTGGGAAATTAACCGCAATGCAAAACTACGCATCGAGGAAGGATTGCTTGAAGACCTTCGTGCGCGTAACGGTGAGTATCACCCGGTAAAATTACAGGCTATTCGGAATCAGGGCGGCAGTGAAATCTACATGTTCATCACGGCTACCAAGCAGCGGGCCGCAGCTAACTGGATCAAGGATATTGCCCTGCCTGAAGATGGCAAGGCGTGGGGTATCGAGCCAACACCCCTGCCCGAACTACCACCATGGGCGGTCAAGCTGGTATCCGAGCGGGTAGAGGCTGCTGGCGGCGGCGAGCTGGAATTTTTACAGTTGCAGGAATATCTGGCGCTTGAAATGAATGAGCAGGCCAAGCTATCGGCCCAGAAAATGGAGCGCAAGATTACCGACCAGCTTGCTGAGAGCAAGTTCGCCGGTACCATGAATGAACTGATCGATGATTTTTGTACGTTTAGTGCCTGCATCCTGAAAGGCCCGTTTCTGAAAAATCGCACGACCCTGAAGTGGAAGCAGAATTTCGGCTCCATGAAGCCCAAAATCACCAAGGAATTGCAGCCAGAGTTCATTCGTGTCAGCCCGTTTGATATTTATCCAAGCCCTGAAGCGAACAATGTTAATGACGGCCACCTGATCGAGCATATACGCTTCGAGCGCGGTGAGCTGTACAACATGATCGGTGTACCCGGCTACAAAGATGAAGAAATCAGGAATGTTCTGGTTGAGTACAAGACCGGTCTGCGCCAATGGCTGTGGAACGATACCGAGCGTAACGAAAACGAGAACCACTTCCACTGGTGGCGTGACGGCAAGAACGGACTGATCGACGGACTTCATTACTGGGGGCCGGTACAGGGGTCAGACCTGCTGGAGTGGGGTATCGAAGTTGAAGACACCGAAGCCGAGTACCAGATCGATGCGATCCTGATTGGACGCTACATTATCCGGGCAACCCTGAATAACGATCCACTGGCACGCCGACCTTACCACAAGGCTTGTTATGACCCGATACCGGGTGCGTTCTGGGGTAACTCGATCAGATACCTGATGAATGATATTCAGGAGTTCTGTAACGCGACCGCCCGCGCACTGGTCAACAACATGGGTATGGCGTCCGGCCCTATGCTGGAAGTGAACTACGAGCGCCTTTCCCCGCTGGAGAACGCACTTGAAATCTACCCATGGAAGGTCTGGCAGACCAAGGGTAGTGAAATGGGCGGTGGCTCAGCCCTGCAATTTTTCCAGCCTGACTCCAATGCGAATGAATTGCTGACCGTCTATGACCGGTTTGAGCAAAAAGCCGACGATGCGACCAGTATCCCGCGTTACAGCCACGGCAACGACAAGGTAAGTGGTGCGGGTAGTACTGCATCCGGCCTGTCCATGCTGATGAACTCAGCCGCGAAAGGCATCAAGGCCGCGATTGGTACCTTTGATTTCGGGGTAACCAGTCCTGCAATCGAAATGATGTACTACTACAATATGATCACGACCAATGACAAGTCCATACAGGGCGATGCGAAGATCGTCGCACGCGGGGCTAACGCGCTACTGCTGAAAGATATGGCTCAGTCCCGGCGTAACGAGTTTCTTGCCATCACCAATAATGAAATTGATATGCAGATCATCGGTGTTGAGGGCAGGGCCGATATTCTCCGGGCTACCGCGAAGGACTTCGATCTTGAAGGCATTGTGCCGACTCGCGAGGTCATACTTGAGCGCCAGAAACAAGCTGCCGAGAATCCACCGCCTGATCCAGAACAGATCAAGGCTGAAGCTGCCATGGCACTGGAACAGGTCAAGCAGCAAGGTGAGAGCCAGCGCTTGGCAATCAAGTCTGAAGCTGATCAGGCCACTGCTGAGCTGGAAGCTAACAAGATGATCATGAATAAAGAAATCGAAATGGCTAAGATCGAGGCGAAGAAACAGGCGCAAATGGATAATCAGGCCCGTGACGAAGCCCAGAAAATCCGTATGATGCACGAAGAGACAGCACGCATCATTGAACGGAACGAAATCAATTCCGAAACCGACCTGATAAAACATGAGCGGTTACTGGAATTGAAGGATAAGGAAATCGAGGCAAAGGCTTCAGAGCCTGAGTCTACCGAGGCACCAGTAGCGAAGGAATCTAAAGAGCCGATGGTTCTTAATGTGGTCATTGATAACACTTCGGGAAAGGTCAAGAAAACGATTAAAATTAATCGTGACAAGGATAAGATGATGAGCGGGATCGAGTCGGTTGAAGAGCCAGCCTGATCCAATTTTGTAATGCAGTAAGTAGGAGAATAGAAATGGCACGTTACGAAAACTTAAATGTACGCGAACTGGTTAGCCCTACCGGCAAGCCGGGTGCCCCGGTTATACCCACATACACGCTGGCAACTGTCCCTGACGCGACTTTGTACACTGGTCAAATGATCATTGTCAGTGACGCGACTCCGCAGGCGCTTTGCTGGAGTGATGGTACAAACTGGATCGCAACTGACGATGGTACCGCTGTCGCCTAATGGGTATCTGACCCGGACGTATTATCCGGGCCATACTTTTGGTACTTTGGTGATTGGAGGGGAAACCTTTCACACCATCGAGCGACCGTGGTTGGATAACCAGCGCAATGTGTCCTGTATCCCTTCGGGGAAATACAGGGCCGTTTATTTACCCCGGTCTGCATCCGGTAAGTATCGCAGGGTCTGGCATTTAAAGCCTGTCGATCAGCGAACCGGGATACTGGTGCATAACGGTAATCTGGTGCGACATACCAAGGGTTGCCTGATTCTCGGTAATTCGAAAGGCACCTTGGCTGGACAGCCTGCTGTGCTGGGCAGTAGAACGGCGATGCGGCGATTGCTGAACCTGCTCGGGCAGAATGAGTTCAACCTTGAAATTATAGGAGAGCATAATGCTTGAAGGTATTTTGGGTTTGATGACATCGAGTGGCCTCGGGGCCATTACGGGTTTGATTGGTGGTATCTGGCAGAAAGTCGAGCAGCGCAAGCTGGTCAAGGAAGAGAACCGACATGCCGAGGAAATGGCACAGATCGATATTCAGTTACAGCAAATGGAGAACGAACAGGCTGTACTGATGGTTGATAAACAAATTGAACAGGCTCAGGCCGAAGGCGCTATTGCGGTAGACATCAAGGATGCCGATGCCTTTGTTGAGTCAATGAAGGCTGCAAGCAAGCCGAGTGGAAACCCGTGGATCGATGGTGTCAAGACAGCGGTTCGCCCGGTACTGACCGGTGTGCTGTTGTACTTTAGCTGGGATATCTATGACCAGCTTGGAACGATTATCGGCGGTCTGGAAAAGCTTGACCCCTTGATGGCACAAGAACTGTATGTTTACGTTGTACATTCACTAATATTTTTGACTGTCACAGCAGTAGCGTGGTGGTTTGCCAGTCGCGGTGAAAAAGCTGTGGCTGCTATCAAGGGTATGATTGGTAAATAGTAGTGGCTGACGAAAACCACAAAGACTGGCGTATCGCAATTGAGCAGGATATACGCCAGAACATCGCCCACACTGCCAGCCTTGAAAGCAAGGTTGAAGGGTTGGCGATTGCTGTTGATCGGCTGATCCATGTAGTAGAACGGCAGGCAACCCCTGCCACGGCAAACTATATTTCAGCGGCTGCACTGTTGATCGTAGTCGTGGTTGCCATTGGCGGCATGTGGGGGTCGGGCTACGTGCGCGACCTCAACCGCATGGAAGCTGAGATTATTTCACAACGTGCATGGCAACAAGACCATGATATCCGGGTGGTAGGACTGAACGCCGCCCAGTGGGAACGCATCAAGGCGAATGAACGTGCGATATATGGCGCATCATCCCCTGTAGAATTTGGGAAGGCTGTCGGTTCGGGCGAATGAACTACATGAACATCGTGCTGGTGTACGGTGCCATTTCCAGTGTGGCAGTTCCTGCCGGGTTTGGTCTTGACTACTGGGCGAGACATGAGTTCATCACGGTTGGTGGGCAACTGAAGTCAGATATTCGGGATGTAAAAGCCCAGATCAGGTCATTGGAGTATGACAAGCAAAACGGTACGGCCACCGCGAAAGACCTGTGGCTATTAGATCAACTTTACGGTGACCTTGAGGACTTACAAGATGAGCAAAATAACTAAAGAAATGATTGTGGATAAACTGAAAAACCTGACCAAGAGAGAAATCTTGCTGGCTGTTGTTGTTATTGCCATACTGGCGGGAATCATCCAGTCCTTTTTTGGTGAAGCTGAAGCCAGTGGCTATACACCCCCGGCTGTAACTACCACCAATGTCACGAATATTACCGGGGTGGAAGGCAACGAGTTCCATTCCTATATGGCAGCAAACATGGCTGCTGACGCGATCCACTGCACCACCAGTTCGCGCAAGCACCAAATGGGTGTCGGCATGGGCAACAGTGAAGGGCACAACGGCTTTGCTGTCGGGTACTGCAATAGCATCGAGTTCAAGGGTAAGCCCGTTATGCTCGGTGTCAAGGCGACTACTGCGACTGATACCAAGCCGACTTACAGTATTGGAGTAAATTGGACATTCGATTAGATGGATGAACCCGCTAAAGATTACACCGAGGACGCTGAAACTGTAGTCCTGTCACGCTGGGATAAGACCAAGAAATGGATCGAGATCGTCATGGCTACCAAGAAAGTTGCCATGCTGGTCTGGGGTTTAATCGTCACTACCGGTGGTTCGCTGGTTGTTGGACAGGTCACCGATACCAAGCCGATTCGCGATGCAGCGGTTGCTGTCGGCCTGATCGATGCTGTTGAGACACCAGTTGGTAACCAATCGGTGCCTGAAACCGACCTGAGCGCCTACGCTTTAAAGGGCCACACGCACCCCCTGCCCCCGCACACGCACCCCGAGTACGCGCTTGTTGATCATGTTCATCCATCGGTTGCGTCCACTGGTGGGCTTTCTGGGGCGACCAGAGAGGCAATCCGCGCTGAAATAATAGATATACTTCCCCCGAATCACCGGAGCCTGCATTGACAGCCTACGCAGTTCCAGAAGCCGCTGCCTCATTTACCGGGCTAGGTGTTTGGCGATATCGTACTGAGATAGTTGCACCACCAGCGTCCGGGCAGTTGCGATTTAATAATGCCGACATTTCATTAGCGACCGAATTTTACCTACACGAAACTAACGATGATGGTGTCGATGTAGCCACCTTTATGGCACTGCTGATGACTGAAGGTTCGACGGCCTATATTCAGGATCGTACCGATGCCGACAAGTATGTCTTGATCGAGCTTGGCACCAATGTTGACAACGGTGTTTACCGCACCTTCCAGATCGCCAGTGTCCTTGAGGGAAGCGGTGGTGAACCAAGTCAGAATACTCAGGTTGCCATTGTCGCCAGTTCAGGGGTGGGTAGTGCCCCCGGCAACGTCTTCAAGGTTGGTATTCCCGTTGACGATCAGATCGGTATCTGGACTGGTGACGGAACGATAGAAGGCACGAATACCTTTCGCATGGATGGGTTCGGTGGGGTCATTATCGAGTCTGTTTTCCCTGCTCTGACGCTTGTAGAGACAGGGGTTACTGCCAACAACACTTCTTGGACATGGCAGGTCAACGCCCAAGCTATGAACTTGGCCCTTTGGGATGATGCCTTTACTACATCCGCCCACATCATCACCATTCAGCGTACTCTGAATGTTGCTGACTCAATTCTCTATGACATAAGTGCTGTCACTTTCGACCTGACTGCGCTCGGTGACTTTCACATTCTCAATGCAGTTGAGGTTGATCTGCAAGCAAATGTGGTGCGGCTCGATGCCCCAGAAATTTACCTGACTGGTGATACCACTGGCAAGTTCCTTCCGTTGCAAGGGCAGTACGGGTCGGTAATGGTCAACGGCCAATCGGACAATGCAACAGCCGGTGGTCTTGTTGGGTATTCCATTGGCGATGCTGCCGGTCAAGGCGCGTTCGGTATGCTCTATCACGATGTCGCAGCGCGTGGTGGCTTCTTTGATATGGCGTTGAACCAGTGGTTCATTCAAGCGTTCAGCGGAAGCAACACCTATATCTATTACAACGGAGTGTTCAAGTTATTCACGACCAACACCGGGGTTCAGGTTAACGGTAATGTGAGCGCGACAAACATTGGAGGCATCCTTCAACAGAACCTTGTTGACAAGTCTGCCGTTGAATCTATCGCAGGGGCGTGGACATTCAATGGAGATGTGGTTACTACTGCTGACATTCACTTTCAAGGTACAGTCACTTGGGAACTTTCGGCATTTGCAGAGTTCAATCCCGGCCCGACAGGTAACTTCGGACAGTTTCAGGATTGGAGTACTGAAACCGACTTCAATGCCGAGCCTGATTTTTGGGGCTGGACGTTTGTTCGAGGCTCGACTAATGGCCCACCCACGGCCAGTTCAGGAACATTACATTGGTTCCGACAAAAGGTTGCGATGGGTTTGTTCGGTAAAGGATTTGATCCGGGCGATTACAACATTGAAATGGCAATGCCCCGCACGATCACCAACGGTGCGGAAATGTGGGTACGGAGAACGGTCAATGGCATACCGACTGCTTGGACGCAGATGGGCGCACGACTTGACTCACTACTGGTACGGGGGGATGCAGTAGTTCAAGGCACGTTTACGTCACTCGGCATTGACGACAATGCTACTACTGAGGTCATGGAGATAGCGGATACCACGCTATCCATCGGCCAGAACGATGCAAACAGTTTCGGCATCAGGCGAAAGACGGATACGGGGCTTCTCATTATATCTGGCGGATCGACAGGAGACAACGGCGCAGCGATCTGGCTTTACGGTGGGGTCATGGCCACCAACCCCGGAGATATGCTTCTTCAAAGTGATGGTGAGATTTGGCAGGAATGGGACGAAGCTGGTGGTATCTGGAATCTGTATACAGGGACAGGGCTCAAGACTCTTGGGCTTTCGGTTGCTGCCAATCAGGTCGCATCTTTCGCAAATGACATTTTGTTTACCGAGGCTGCCGATCATACTGGAACACCGGCTGCTGGCAATGGTCACGTATGGCTGCGTAATGATGCTCCGAATAATCTTATATTCACAGATGATGCTGGTACGGATCAGGTTCTAAACAACAAGATAATTCAGATTGTTGATGATGTGGAAACCATCAACATTAATGGAACGACCACAATACCTGATGATGATACGATTCCTCAGATCACCGAGGGCTTTGAGGTAATGACGGTAGCCATTACGCCGAGGAACACAGCCCACCGATTGAGAATTGAGGTTGTTGTAAATTTGGCACACCAAGCATTTCCAGTTACATTCGTCGCCGCCTTGTTTCAGGATTCTACCGCTGATGCTTTGGCGGTCGCTGCTCACTACCAGTCGGCATCAAACAGGCTGACTAACATATCGTTCAGTTTTGAGATGGCCGCGGGTACAATATCTTCGACCACCTTTAGAGTTAGAATTGGAGCCACTACTGCCGGAACAGTTACCTTGAACGGTACTTCAGCTGGCAGGAAATACGGTGGAGTCTTAACGTCCTCAATTACAGTCACGGAGTTTGAAATCTAATGCCATCAATTACAATTAACTTCACCCAAGCACAAGCCCAGCGTATCAGCAATGCTTTCACCAGCATCCTGCGACCACTTGACGCGAACAAAGACCCTCGTCAGGCGACAGCAGATGACATTAAGGCGTTTCTTGTTGATGAGCTGCGTCAATCTGTACGCCGCCAAGAACGAATCGAAGCACAGCAGGCACATGAAAGCGGAATCGTGCCGCTCGATTTGACCTGATACCAGACCCACCAACATAACAAGTGAGGAAAATATGAACGACAAGGCAAGAAAAATAAACGCGGCACCACAGCCAGCAGATAGTGTTCCGAACGAAGCGGTTAAGCAAGCGATAGCCGATACCAACGCGAAAGCGCCACAACCACAGATGATCAGGGCCGCTGTTGTGCCTGAACAGATTATGCAGGGGCTTATCGATGCCTTGCGTGACCATGTTCCGCACAAGGTGGCTGATCCACTATTGGTGGCAGTTAAGACTGTGCAGTACGGCAACTTCCCGGTGACTAACAGGTCGGAGTAAACCATGTCGAACTTCACTTCCTATTTCGCCAGTTTCGGTTCCAGCAAGACCGGGATCGCAACTGTCGGGTATGAGCAAGTAGGTGCTGCTGGTGCGTCACTGGTTGCCCGCACGACTACAGGCGTGTACGAATTAGGCGGTGGAGTTTACGGGGTTGATATTGTACTGGCGGCAGGCTGTCGGTCGATACTCTGGGATACGGGTGAAGCTGTTCCGATATTCGCCACCGAAGACGTGATGGAAAATTACATCAAACAGTTAATACTGAACAAGCGGCATACCAACCCATCGACCGGGAAGCACACTTTGTTCGAAGAGGTTGATGATGCGACCATACTGGTCGAGGGCGATATCTTCGAAGACATTGCGGGCACCATCCCCTACAGTGCTATCAGCACGGGTGTAGATCGAAAAGACAGGATGTCGTAATGCCAATGCTGCTTGCTACTGATGGTCTGGGTAAGACTACTGGATTCTTAGCAACCGATGGGCTTGGTGTAAGATTTCAGGTTATTGATTTTGGTGGTAGCCAGTTCCAGCGGCTAGTACCAATCAGTGAGTTATTCGATGATATTGTTAAGCCAATTACGCAGACCATGTATCTGCCTCAAGACGCCGACCGGGAAGTGGAAGACGTTGAGTTGGAAATTGAAGACCAAACTTACAACCTCAAACCATATCAGACACCAACTGAATTTATTGACGCGGCACCGGGAGTAGAGGCTGCAATCAAGCAGGCTGTGGAAAAACTGGGTATAAGTGAACGAAAAGCCCGCAGAGAGCTGTTTAATAGAGTGCTGAAAGAGCGAAAAAAGGTTGAAAAAATCAAGGAATCGGTGTTCAATGACGATGATGAGATTATTGCCATTCTGATCGCGACTGATGATTTATAGACCCGATGAGAAAACATTGCTGGCATTTGCCAATTTAAAGGGCAATCAGAATTTTAAAATGATCTTGCTATGGTTAGCAGATTGTTTAGCCAGAACCCGTGAAGACGGCAGTACGGCGAAAGAAGAATACATGGTGCGTTGGTGCCAAGGGCAGTCTCAGGACTTGAACGAAATCCTGAAGGTAGCCGAGGACTCAAAGCGCTTGTAGCCGATCACTCAATGGGTGTCCGTAATACGACCACATCTTGAGAGTTTGGCGTAACCTCCCCGCAGGGGGATTTTCATAATCCGGCCAAGCCGACCATTATTGGAGCAACTGATGGCATTACCCAAGGCGGTACAGGAACAGGCAGATAAAGCATTAGCACTTCAGAACCAAATCGCAGGTAACCCACCCGTAGCGGCGGTACCTGACGGTGATGATCCAGCTCCAGCCTCTGATCAGGTGGATTGGGAAAAGCGGTTTAAGGGGATGAAAAAGGCCCATGACAAAACCGTCACTGAATTGCGCAACGACAAAGAGGATTTACTGGCTCGGGTTGAAGCACTTGAATCCAAACCGGAAATACCTGAAACGCCTGCGGCGCAGGCACCTGTCTTCACTGAAGCTGAAATTGAAGAGTATGGTCAGGATTTCTTGGATATGGTGACAAGGGTAGCCGAAGCGAAATCAGCAGGTACCTCAACTGTTGCAAGCGAATTGAAGGAGTTGCAGGGCAAATTTGATGACATTACTCAGTCACAGGTCAGAAGTAGGGAAGACGATTTTTACGACTACCTGAACAAAACTGTACCGGGCTGGGAAGATGTCAACGAAGATGAGAACTTCCATGCTTGGTTAGCCGAAGAAATGCCGCTGACAGGCAGACAAAGGCAGGTCTTTTTGTCCGATGCTCAAAAAAAGTTCGATGCTAAAACTGTCGCAAGTTTCTTTATCTCTTGGAAAGGTAGGTCAGGTGATGTGAGTCATTACCCAGACACCACAACAACATCCAATGTGTTACCGGATGGTGGTGAGGGGGATGCTAATGTGATCCTTTCCAAGCAGGCAGTCACGCAGTTTTACGACGATTGCAAGCTCGGTAAGTATAAGGGTCAGGATGAACTCAAACGCCAGATCGAAATGAAAATCTTCCGAGCGACAAGTGAGGGCCGTGTGCGGTAACCTACTTGTGGCTCCTGCGAATAGGAGTCAATCATGGCTGGTATTACAAGATCGGCATCGGACTGGCAGAACGCCGCAGCGTATCCATCGCTGGCGTCCGATTCCACATCCAAGTTTATCCCTGAAGTATGGTCAGGCAAGCTGGTAGAGAAATTCTACACGGCGACCGTTTTCGGGGCTATTGCGAACACCGACTACGAAGGTGAAATCAGCGATTACGGTGATACAGTTATCATTCGTAACACCCCAACATTGCTGATCAACAACTACCAGATCGGTCAAGCGCTTTCTTACGAAACCCCTGAGCAGGCTAACACCTCGCTCGACATCAACAAAGGCAAGTACTTTGCGTTCACTCTCGATGACGTGGATGCGATGCAGGCCGATATCAACCTGATGGACGACTGGGCCGAGGACGCTTCGGAACAGATGAAAATCGCGGTTGACCTTGATGTTCTGACCAACATCATCACCGATGTTGTTGCGGCCAATAAAGGCCAAACTGCTGGTGCAATCTCCGGCGATATCGATCTGGGCGCTACTGGCACCAATGGTTCCAATGCCGTTTTGGTTGATGCCACCAATATCCTCGATTACATCATCGACATGGGTACTGTTCTGGATGAGCAGAACGTCCCTGAGACTGGCCGCTGGCTGGTTATGCCCGCATGGATGATCGGACGGATCAAGAAGTCTGATCTGAAAGACGCATCGCTGGCAGGTGACAGCACGTCGATTGCCCGTAACGGTTTGGTTGGCATGATAGACCGGTTTTACATCTATCTGTCGAACAACATCGTCGGCATCACCGAGGGTACGGCAACTCTGTATAAGCCTATTGGGGGTCACAACGCTGGCCTGACATTTGCCGCGCAAATGACCAAGATGGAAACTTTGCCTAACCCGGACACTTTCGGCCAGTTAATTCGTGGCTTGAACGTGTACGGCTACAAGGTAATTCAGGGCGCTTACCTGACAACAGGTGTTGTCAAAAAAGTGTAAAATGATGGCCCCGGCCTAGCTTTACGGTCGGGGTTTTTTTACTACTGGAGAGTGACATGAGTTTAAGAAGCCCAGCGGGTGAGTCGTTTTATGTGTTAGATCGTCATTCCGGCAATGAAATCTTAGTTACTGCTGATGTTCAATATGAGTTCCGCGACTCATGCAGGTATATCCGTTTGGATAAACCAGCACCAGCAAGCACCCCCGATGTAATCGAAAAGGCTAAGGAAAAAGGTACTGCACGGCAGGCCAAGAAAGCGGATACGGCGAAACCGAAAAAGAAAAAGGCGGTTAAGGAAACCTGATGTTAGCCTCGGACATTATCTCCGAAGTTAACAAACAGCTAAACGATGTAGGACAGGTAACTTGGGACGAAGCAGCGCTGTTTGATTACATTGATTCTGCACAGCAGATGATTGTATCGATCAGGCCGGATGCCAACTCACAAACCACCGTCATGCAGATGGTTGCTGGTGCCTTACAGTCGGCACCGGCAAATTCCATCAGGCTGCTTGATGTAACGCGGAACATGGGAACTGATGGCCTGACAGCGGGTCGTCAAGTGCTTGCCTGTACGGAAGAAGCACTTGACCTGTTTTCATTCAATTACACTGCTGCTGTACAGGCAGTGGCTGTAAAGAATTTCACCTACGACGACCGCGCACCGCGCACTTTTTACGTCGATCCACCTTCGGATGGCACAGGCTACCTTGAGGTTAAGATATCGATTGTGCCAACCGCAATAGCCGCTCCCGGCGATACGCTCGATCTGCGCGATATCTACAAAAGCCACATTGTTCAGTGGTGCATGTACAGGGCGTATGCCATTGAATTTGATTCGCGTACCAGTCAGAACAGGGCGGCGATACATGAGTCATCCTTCTATCAAATGATGGGTCAGAAGTTCCAACGCGATGTCCTGTTTACCCCAAGCGTGGAGACACAGGAGAACGCAAGTGGCGGTTAATTGGGAAGATTATTTGCATGTGGTCATGCCGGATGTTGCCGGGTGCCCTATCTCACAGGCCGAGAACGCAATACGTTTATCAGCTATCGAGTTCTGTAACCAGTCCAGAGTCTACCGGCTACGGCTGGCTGACCTTGATTCTATTGCCGACCAGTCTGAGTACACGATTGTGGTACCGGCTGGTTCGGAAATGATAGCCCTGCACAAGATTCAGGAAGTGACTGCCGGACAGGGCGCAAGTCACCGGCCACTTCCAGCTATTCCATGGAACCACTATGACCGGTTTCGGGAGCAGCAGGAAAGCGATCACCCCCGGTACTTCCTGCAAAATACCCCGCAGACCATTACGTTGCTACCGACCCCTGATCTGGTTTACAACTACCAGCTTTGGGCGGTGTTGAAGCCTACCAAGGCAGCATTAGATGGGCCGGACTTCCTGTTCAATGACTGGCTGGAACCGATAGCCCATGGCGCAATAGCGCGGCTACAGGTAATGAATGGCAGGGCGTGGAGTGCGCCAAATATGGTCAAGTTCCACCGTGGTGAGTTTATTAATGGCTGGATGGAAGCACGTACCCGTGACGTTAAGGCCAATACAGTTAATTCCAGCACGGGTTTGTCACCATTTGGGTTTGGCAATTACCGTACCCGGAGATACTACTAATGACATTCCTGTTTGAAAATAATGCGGAATCAACACTTGTTGCAGGAATTTCGGCTGTTGCAACATCCCTGACGGTTCAATCCGGTGATGGTGCCCTGTTTCCTAACCCAAGCGGTGGAGACACTTTCCGGGCTACTTTGAGTGATGCTTCGAATAACATCGAGATCGTAGATGTTACCTCAAGGGCTGGTGACGTGTTCACTATTGTGCGCGGGCAGGAAGGGACGATTGCCAATGCTTATCTTTCCGCTGACAACGTGGGGCTGCGATTAACTAGGGACACACTGGCCGAGTTTTCTCAGAATGTTGACGCGGTTCTGAAAGCAGTTGCCGCGATCAAGTCGCTTGGTGACCTGACGTTCAATGACAATATCCAACTCAACTTCGGTACCGGTATAGACGCCGAGGTTTATTTTGATGCTACCCAGTGGAACTTCGATCTAAACAATGACGGTATCATCGCGTTTCGTGATGGGAATAGCGGCAATGCTAACCGGTTTACCCTTGATATTTCCAGTGGTGATGTAGTGATGACGGGCACTCTGGATGCAACGGGTATTATTACTGCAAATGCCAATCTTGTCGCAAATGCCGAATTAGTCCTGAACGCAGGATACAGCGAAGATGCTGATACCTATGGGCTTGGTGGAAGCATTGCACTGGATACAGCGGCAGCGACTTATTTTCACGGCACCGGGCCTTTAACCAGTATACCGACTTTCAACTTTACCAATCCTGCCGCTTCAGGGCGTGTGACCAGTTTTACGATGGAGTTACAAAATGCCGCGAACTTCCCTCCCCTTTGGACTCCCACTATAGAGTGGATAGACTCAGGCACCGAGCCAGAATGGACTGCTGGTAAAGATGTAGTATTGTTCCTCACTCGCGATGGCGGGAGTACTTGGCTCGGCTTCTCGGGTGGGCTGAACTTCGCAGTATAATGTCACCCCAGTTTTCACAGCGTGTTCTCGTAGCCGGTAAGGCACCAGTACCAGTAATTCAGAAGGGTTGGTGGGCCGGTGGGTTCAATGGTTTCGTTGTACGAACCGGTTTCCAAGGCATTGATTATGTAAGCGAGACATCCATAAACCCGGCTGCGCTTTTATCAGTGTTTAGAAGTGATCTGGCAGGAAACAGCTCTGGAGTAAAGGGGTATTGTGGAGGTGGTTCTGTTGCCACGTCTTTCGATGTCCCAGTCGATGCGATTGACGGTATGATCTTCGAAACCCTTGCAGCATTTAATCCAGCGGCAGGGCTTGCTGGTGGCGCAAGAAGGGAGCTAGGTGGAGTTAGTAGCTTTCAAACCCAGAAAGGATATTGGGGCGGTGGTAATTTCAGTTTTGTCGCCCGCAGCAACACCATTGACGGCATACGATATGATACCGATCTAACGGTAAACCCTACAGCGACTTTGGCCTCCGCGAGAGCGGTTCTTGCAGGTGGTGTTAACAGTGGCACTCATGGATACTTTGCTGGAGGATTCACCAGTGTGGCGTCAACTGAAATTGACGGAATACGGTTTGACACAGAGACATCATTCAATCCAACGGCAATTTTAAATAAAATTAATGTAGGGCCGGGGGGAGTTTGCAGCGAAGTTAAGGGGTACTGGGCTGGTGGTTCGAACACGTTTAACAATCCCGGCACAGTTTATTATAATAGTTACTCCGGCATAGCTTTTGCTACAGATTTGGCCTTTTCGCCATCACTTGTCTTGTCAAGGGTGAAGAGACAACTTACCGGGGTGTCTGGTAAGCTCAAAGGATACTTTGGTGGTGGGTTCAACGGAATATCCCCTTTCTGGTATACAGATATAGATGGGCTTGTTTTCGCCACCGACACTTCGGAAAACCCCGCAGCATCTTTACCAGAAGGTAACGCAGCGGAAATGGGAGGGATTCAACAATGGCCTCAGAACTAAAAACAATAGAGCAGGTTGATTCGATACTGGATGAAGTCAACGATGCCTTCTTCGATATACCCTTTGAAAATTCGGCCTATCAAACTGAAAAGTTTGTAATCGCTGGGTCTATCACCCCTGAGCGTGCATATCGGACTATTGGATTGCGTATGTCAAATAGGATTCAGGCATTACAGGAAGCAAAGTTTTCTATGGCGAACTATCAAATTGATTTGGATGAAATTAATGCCAAGATTGAGGCTGGAAGATTAAACCAGTATGACCTACGCCGTGAAGACGCTAAGCGCGAGAAAACTAAAGGCGAAATGGCATACAGTAAGAAGTTGATCAATGATGCTATTACTGAACTCAATGTTTTATACAAGCATTTCAAGGCGCTACCTAAATTTACCCGCGAACAGTTTGAGGCTGGAGAAAGGCGGCATTTTACAGAGCGGTTGAGCAGGCAGGATGTGTTATCGGCCAACCAGCAAAGCCTGATTAACATGGGTGAAGACACTGATGCACTCATTGCATTTGAGGAAAGCGCTTCAGGGTTTGGTGAGATTTCAGATGAGCAGCTTGCCGAGTGGCATAAGCGGTTAACTAATATCAGGGAAAACTTAAATGAGGACGGGCAATGCGCAGCGCCGAAGCTGACAGTATTTGCAACTAATAATGGCTAGAATACAGATATCCGAATTTCAGGGAATCGCCCCGAGGATTGATTCAAGGCTGCTGGGCGGTCAGCAGGGACAGGTTGCCGAGAACCTGAAACTGACCTCGCTTGCGCTACAGTCATGGCGTGGTCAGGTGCTGAATGTTATCCCAGCCCTTACGACTCCGAAGCTGGAAACCATCTACCTGTATAAAGGGACAGGCACTGATTTATTCCTGACATGGACAACTGATGTCGATGTTGTTAAAGCGCCCATAGCCAACGATACGACTTCCAGAATCTACTACACCGAGAGCGGCACGCTACAAGCGTCTGATAATGCCGCTGACAATCTCACAGGCGTCGATAACGGTGGATCGAATATCTTCCCCGAGAACAGTATTTTAGTCGGCATACCAGCCCCTACAGCAGCCCCTACGGTTGCGCTTGGCAGCTCTGGTGCTGGCACCACTGTGATTCCCTCGCTGTATGTGTACACCTTTGTGTCTGTCTGGGGAGAGGAAAGCGCCCTCAGTCCGGCATCGGCTATTATTAATGTTGATCACAGTGACGGCAATGTTGATTTATCAGCCTTGGAGATTACTTATCCGGGTGCAGGGACTACCCGCAATACAATACAGTTTGTTCGAATTTATCGATCCAGTGTCGGTGTTAACCAGACAGCTTACCGGTTCGTTGATGAAATCTCTCCTTCGTCTACTTACACAGACAATGTAATTGACGCATTGCTGGGTGAAGTTGTCGGGTCAACTGATTTTGATTTACCGCCTGCTAATATATTTGGCTTGATTGATGCGGGCAACGGCATCATGGTCGCGTTCACTTTATTTGAGATTCTATTCAGCGAACCATACCAGCCTCACGCATGGCCCATCAAATACCGGCTGGCGACTTTCGATACGATTGTGGGGGGTGGCCTGTTCGGCAATACCGTTGTCGTGACGACCTTGGACAGACCCTTGTTGTTGGTGGGCAACCATCCATCGACTATGACGATGACAGTTCTTCCTGATCATCAGGCGTGTGTCAGCAAACAGGGCATTGTGTCCCTGAAGGGCCGGGTAATTTACCCAACCCCGGATGGACTGTACTCGATTGGTTATGGCGGTAGCTCATTACTGACTGAGCCACTGTATGACAGGGATACTTGGCAGGAACGAAACCCCTCTCAGATGCGGGCAAGTTACTGGGATACCCGGTATATTGCCTTCACTGATGATGCCGGGTTGGTTATCGAAACAGCCAACAATGAAATATCCGCCAGTGACTTCAATATTGATGTTGATGCGGTATACACCGATCCAGAGAATGATCGGTTATACATCAGTGAAACCAGTGACTTGAATATTAATGTGATCAGTGAGTTTAACGCGGCTGGGCAACGACTGGCTTATCAGTGGAAGTCGAAGACATTTTCACTTGGATCATTGGCAACTATTACCAGTGGCAAGATTCTGGCCCAGTACGGTGAGCTGCTAACCAACTCTGAGCTGGCGGCATTGAATACCCTGATCGCAAATATTATTACGGCCAATGGGGTATTGTTAGGTTCGTCTGTCCGTGGTGAATTGAATGGCAATCAGGTTAATGAATTTGCAGTTAATGCCAGTGTTTTGATAACCCCGCCTTCAGTGCCAATGACCCAGAACGTGGTCATTAAATTGTATGGTGATGGTACCTTGATCGGTACCGCAACCAGTGTCGATGCTACACCATTTCGTTTCCCCAGTGGCGGTCAGTTTCGCCAGTACGAAGTTGAGATCGAAACCTTTACAGATGTTAACCAGATAACAGTCGCGTCATCGATCACTGAATTGGTGGATTAGTTGTGGCTGGAGACATTCGGATACCATCTATACCAGATGTCCCGGTTCACTTAACCGAACATGACATCTATACGATACTGGAACCCCTCAAGCGGATTATCGATATCCGGCAGGGTAAATTTGAAGTCAATCAACGCTGGGCCACTTATCAGGATTTGATCGATTTTGGTACGTTAACCGAGTCCACGGTTGAGCAACCTATTGTCGTTATCCCCCCGACATCCCAGTTCGACTTTATTCTTTCTGGCGATATTGTGGGCGGGCCTACAACACTGGCCGATGGTACTGATCCAATTACCATGCCCACCATTATTAACCTGCCAAACGTAGTATGTATTGACGGGGGTGACGCCGCTGAAACCTTCCCACCTTCAACTGAAGGGCCATACGGTGTCTTGGGTGGTGGTAGCGATCTAGTCGTACAGGATACCGGGGTATCGCTCAGTATTGCGGCAACTCTGCTCAACTTTGTTGGGTTTACTGTTACTGAGCCGGTAGCAAATCAGATTACGATTACAGCTTCGCCTGCGGGCGCAAGCTCGGAGTATTGCCCCGGATACACATTCACATTTGTGGATACAGACACATTCGATATCCTTGGAGTCAATGTAGTAAACCTGTTTTCAGTTGGAAGACGAATAAGGTTTTCAATAGGTGGTGTTGATATATTTGGTGAAATCACTACCAGCACATTCACTTCCAACACCAGAATTGATTTAACGATGGAAGGTGGCGCGACATTAGCCAACGTGGCATATACCGTGTGCATGATGACGGGAGAAGCCGGGTGGAGTCCAATAGCTACTGATCCCTTTGGGGGAACGGGTATTAACTGGATTACATCGGGGTTAATCGGGGCTACCTTTTATATAGTGGCTGTGGGGGACGGGGGAAAGCTGGCAACATCAACAGACGCTGGTGTTACGTGGACAATACGAACCACCTCCACCACAGAGCATCTACTGCAAGTAGATTATAACGAGATTGCTGAAATATTTATAGCAGTTGGTAATGCTGGCACTAATCTTCGGTCTACTAATGGAACCACTTGGACGGCAGGAGGCAACATAATGGGGCTGGTAACAACAGGCACAGGTCATGTTTATGGAATTATGCACCACAGTCCAACGGATGAATGGGTAATAATATTTAACGCTCAGACAGGCGCTCTCGACCATACCGCCAGAAGTGATACTGATGGTGCTACTTGGACATTAGTTGGTGCCGGGGCAGCTGCGAACCTTCACACCCGAGTATCCGGATTTACGCCACAAAATGTTCTCGCAGGAGTAGATCAAGGTTGCGTAATAGGGTTTCAAGATGATCTATATAGGCTCGATCAACCCGCTGATACCGCCTTTGCTTCTATTATCCTCACAACGCAAGGAGGCACTGTTTCAGCTTGTCTTATTTATTCCGGGATCAATGATCGTTACATAATAGGTCTTTCAACTGGGAATATAACAGGCAGCATAGTTGGAGTCGATGATGTTACTTTTGGAGCAAGTCAACTTAATGGCTTTGCTTATTCTAGTCTCCATGATAGGGCTGTAGCCGTAGCAGCCGACGGCAAGATTGGCTACATAGCAGATGCAGATATAGCTACTGTTGATAGTTGGACTCTAGTTAACAATGGGTTTAACCCTCTTACAGATGTTCAGTGTGTTCATTGGGATAGCATAGACGGTGTGTTCATCGCGGGTGCGGCGAATGGGCAGATATGCAGATCAACTAACGGAATAAGCTGATGGCTAAAATCATCCAATTACAGATGCGCCGAGACACCGCAGCTTTGTGGACTTCTACTAACCCGACTCCGGCTGACGGTGAGTGGTGTCTGGAAACCGATACGCGCCGGATCAAGATCGGTGACGGTGTGACCGCATGGACATCCCTGCTCTATAGGGTAGAGGTAGATAGTGTGTTTGGCAGGACTGGAGCGGTGGTAGCCCTGCAAGCCGACTATGATGGTTTTTTCCTTACTCCGGCTGAAGGTAATGCAGCTTACGGTAGTATTGGTGATGTATCGGCTAATACTGCTAAAGTTACTAACGCTACCCATACCGGGCAGGTAACCGGGGCGGCAGCGTTAGCCCTTGATATCACTGCTATCACGGCTCAGCCAGCAGCCGGAGCGCTAATTGGCGCAGACACATTCATCATCAATGATGGTGGGGTTCTGTCTGAAATTACCGCTACACAAATATCTACGTTTATGGATACCCTTTTCCTCACCCCGGCTGAAGGCGATGCCGCCTATGGAACTATTGCGGCAGTAGCTCTCAATACTGCCAAGATTTCATATACAGATGCGGCTGCTGTAGCCCTTAACACGGCTAAGGTAACAAATGCAGTACACACGGGTGACGTAACAGGAGGCACGGCCCTAACCATAGCCGCTAAAGCTGTGGACATTGCGATGCTGGCAGATGGTATTGATGGTGAGCTTATCACTTGGGATGCAGTGGGAGTTGCTGCTACAGTGCCGGTGGGAACGGCCACTCATGTACTGACCAGTAATGGAGTAGGGGTAGCGCCTACCTTCCAAGCCCCGGCAGGTGGTGCGGGTAATGTTACTAAGGTCGGTACACCGGTCAATAATCAGTTAGGTGTATGGACTGGTGACGGCACCATAGAAGGTGATACAGGGTTGACTTTCAGTGGTACTACCCTGAATACTGCTGGCATCAACTTAGGGGATACTACCCTAGGTGATTATGAGGAAGGCACCTTTCAACCCGAGCTTAAATTTAACAACGCGCAAGCATTAATGACGTTCCTTATAAGGGATGGTCACTACCAAAGAGTAGGAAATCTATGCACTGTTTGGTTCCGAATAGAGCTGAGTAACTTGGGAAGCTCCACTGGTCAAGCTGAGATAGATAACCTTCCCTTTCTCAATGTAGCAAATAATACCCTGTTTGCTTGTACTATAGGTCAATACTCAGGTATGTCCTTAGTGGCTAACAGGCTCGGCGGCTTAGCAAGGTCAGGTCAGGATAAATATGATCTGAATGATTCGAACACACTGGCAACAACGCAAGTCAATGAAACAAACTTTAACAGCGACAGCAAAATTTTTGGTTCAGGTACATACGAAATAGCATAACGAGAATATAACATGGCAATAGAAAAAGTAGTAACACATGATGGCGAGTTCTTAGAGAATGGAGTCATACAGGTGAGAGAAATAACACGCATCATGGAAGATGGTGTGGAAATTTCAAAGTCTTTCCACCGGCATGTAGTGGACTTGGATGATGATTTAACTAACGAGCCTCAAATAGTCAAGGATGTGGCGTCCGGGCTACACACCCCATCAAGAAAGGCAGCGCGTCAAGCGTTTAAAAACAGATGATTAGTGAGGAAGCAGTACTACACACTGACCACGACTGGTTCAAGTGGGCGTGCAGGGGTAATGAAGATGCTGCTGACTTCCTTGAAATGTTTTTCCTGACGTGCCATGTGTGGGATGACCTGATCGATAAAGACGTGCCCAGAACCGACGACCACATCAACCATGCGTTCTGGCTGGCTATGATCGAAATTCCAAGAAACAAGTACTACCAGCGACACCAAGTGGAGATACACCCGGTAATGGCCGTTGCAATTCAGGAATGGTTCGCAGCCAACAAACTAGAAGCCGGGGATAGAAAAGACATTGCATATACCCTCAGATGTTCTATTGTGTCGTTAGTCCATCAAGCCGCTGAAATATGTGGTGGGTATGAGTGGTCGGTTAAGGTGGGTGAGGCAATTCGCCTTAAAGCCCAAAGTGAAACTCTGAAAGAATATCTGGAGGATTTATAATGCCATCATGGGCCACAGGAATATCAGCCGGGGTTGGCTTGCTGGGAATATCAGCCGGTAAGAAAGCCTCTGACAAATCAGGGGCTTTATCAGCTCAGCAGCTTGCCATTGAACGAGAACGAGATCAATTCAACAGGGCGCAAGTCGAGCGTCAAAACGAGTATAGTTACGAAGACCGACAGGATGTTATTTCCCGTCGAGAACGTGAACGTGGTTTATTCGATCCCATACAGGAAGGCATTGCAGAGTTGGCGCAAAAGGGGCCGGACTATGCCGGTGCTGCTTCACGATCTGATGCCGATGTAGCCCAGACATTTGGTGTGGCACGCGAGAGTGCAGAGCGCAAACAGCGTTCCTTTGGAGTCAACCCGTACTCTGGCCGGAGCGCGGAAAATTCCCGAAGAGGGTTTAACCAAGAAGCATTAGCCAAGGTTGGTGGTCGCGCTCGATCACGGATTGTTGAAGATGACAAGGACTGGTCGCGCCGTATTGCAGCAATGGGTATGGGCAACATGAGAAACGTCACCCCAACTACCCAGCTTCAACAGCTTGGCGTTAGCGGGGCTTCTGGTGTACTGGGCGGTCAGTCAGATGCTGCTGGTGCCAATGCAGCCGGAGCATTTAGTCTGGCAGGCAAGTTCGGAGCTGACGCTCTGAGATACGCCAATCCTCGCCCAACTCAACCGGGTCTTGATACAAGCGGCACATTCACCGGAAGTATGGCTGGCGATGAAAACTATTTCGATTATTGATTTGCCTGACTAGGAGAGCATCATGGCGCAATATGGTCTGTACCAAGGTTTAAATGAGGCGTATGACTCTTTCCGGGGTCGTCAGCGCGATATCGAGGCTGAGTCCGACCGGGAAGCGGCCCGCATTACCGAAGCTGAACGTCAGCGGCGTGAGACTGAAACATATGAATACGGTCTTAGCCGACGACCTATGCAGGAAGAGGCTACGACTTTAGCGTTGGAAGATGCCAGACGACAGGGTAAGGTTGGTGAGCAGGAATCAAAAGAGTTTCTGGATCAGACCAATATCGATGCCCGTACAACGGCAGTAGTCAATCAAGGTAAATTGCTGACCCAGCAACTGGAGACATCCGGTATGAAGTTGGATCAGGCCAAGCTGGATCAGAAGGCCGCAACAGCTCGGCGCAAGTTTCAGGGATGGAGTGAGGCATGGAACACTGGCAACATGACCATGGAGCAACTGAAGGAAGCGTTCAATACCGATGACAATGTAGCAAACGACATCGGCCCTGTTACCAAAAAGGGCGATGGATGGGTTGTCGAGTTTAAAAGCGGCGAAATAATGGAGTTCGCGAATCGACGGGCAGTTACCCAGCATTTGCAGGAACAGTCCAGCCCTGAGTTCCTTCAGACCATGCTGCTTAATGAACTGAAGGAAAAGGCTGATCTGGCTGCGAAAATGCACGAGCTGGATAAAGATGCTACCAAGGATTTGAATGACCTTGGTGACAAGTGGATCAAAAATTCAAAGACTGAAATCCAAGCTACCTACGGTCGGATATTCCCCAATGGCGTTATTGACTTTGGTGAAGAAGGAGACAAGCAGTTAGCTCAGGCTGTCCGGGCCATGACTGGTCGGATCGGCAGGGCTTACGGCTACGATGTCAGTAAGATCACCCCGGCAGAAGTGGCTCAGGAAATTGGGAACATTGCTGAAAAGGTGATGGACACTAACCCTGAGACTCGCCGCAAGCGTGCGGCTGAAATAATCGCTGCAATGGGTGATGAAAACTTCGATGATCCAAACCAGTTTCCAAATGGCCGTCCTGATGAGGGTGACCCTGAATACGAATCATTGATGAAGCACCTGATGTTCGAACAGGCCCAGTCCGACCTCAAGGCACTGGAGTCGGAAGTGTATTCCCGCTTTGCCGTGATGAATAAACAAACCGGGGAAGTGAAGGCCCGTGAGAAGCCCAAGACTGGCGGTGCTGACGACGAACCACAAGTCAGCAAGGTAGGCTTACGGGAAAGAAGCCCCAGTGGTGGGCGTACTCCCGGCGGCATAACCGAACCACGACCAGCCGCTACTGAAGAGCCGCTACCCGATGCAGTCGATGGTGCGGGACTGGCTGAGCGAGAGCTTTTACCTAGACCAACCGCTGACAACCCGATGAACATTAGTCAGTATGTTGGTAATATAATCCTGAACATGGGTAAACCGGGTAGTGCATTTGCCGATCCTTTACCTAAAGGGACAGGCGGGCCACCAAAAATAAATCAAAAAGCCAAAAGAAAATTAGCCGCCGCTTCGGAGAAGGCATACAATGGCCCTTACCAGAAGTTCAGTGAAACTGAGAAAGTGAAATGGCTGAATGAATGGGGCAATAAATTCTTGCCTAAGAAAGTGTTTCAGCAGGCTTTGCGAAAGCTATCACCAACAATGAGAGCTAAAGTGAGCGGCGGTGTTAAACAGCGAGTTTAAGTAATTATCATTTACCTCACGCGACGAGGCAGAAATGGCACAAGACCCATACGGCACCCCGGCTTACGGGATACCCAACCGATTTAAGACACCCGAACAGCGCCACGCTGACCGGCTCCGCAAGGTTTCGGGTGGCATACAGTCCCGTGGTGGTGAGCCTTCATGGATAGGTGCTGGCTTAGCCAGAAGCCTGTTCGCTTCCATGGGATCATCCTTCGTTTCCGGCTTCGCTTCCGATGCCAAAACACTCGATTATGTCTTCGATGCTGACATCCTTAAAGACACCGATAAAGCCCTGAGTGAGATCGCCGCTAACATTGATCGGTGGAAACCAAAGGCTGTCGCTGAGCTGGAAGGTAAGCAATTTATAAAAGACACTGGCGAGTTTGGTGATGCGTGGGGTGACCTGTATTCCTACACCGAACTAGCTGGTTCAGGGCTGGGTTCGATAGCCGCCATGATACTCGGTGGCGGTATCTTTAAGCAGGTTGCGAAGGGGGGTCTGAAGGCATATACCACCAGAACCATACGAAAGCGTGCCGATGAAATAGTCAAGAAGGGCAAGGGCATTAAGGACGCTGAAGCGTTACGGATGGCCCGCAATCAGGTCACTGACCTTGCTACAAAATATGACGCCGCACTGGGCGTAGGTGCATACGGTACGGCTGAAATGGCGATGGTGTCAGGTTCGGTCGGTAAGGCTATCGAAGAAGAGGTCATGCGTGCGCCAGCCGAAGTACTGAACCAGTCGGAAGCATTTCGTACCATCTACTACGATATGATCGATAACTATGGGCTGGATCACAATGCCGCCCATAACATGGCACGAACCAAGCTGTCTCGCGAGGCTGGTATCGAAGGTGCCAAGACGATAGCCATACCATCATTCATGCTCGGGTCTGTTGCCGGTCGGTACGTGGATAAGGCAATTAGTGGTCGGCTGTCCACGTCAACACTGAAGAATTTCGGTATCTTGGAAGGCGTCGAGATACCAACTGAGGCTGCTCAAGGTGGTACCGAGCAGTATGTGCAGAACAAGGTCTACAAGGATTTGATCGACAAGACCCGGAACCTGTACGAAGGCGTACCCGATGCTGCTTTCAGGGAAGGCATGGGTGTGGCATTTGGTGCATCGCCCCTGTCAGTTGTTGCTGCTCATCAGGCGGCTAAACAGCAGGGCACCAAGGAAGCGCTTGAAGACAACGAAATGGCGCTGATCGATCAAGCCTTGCGGATCAACGAAGCCGAAGCTAACGAAGCCCTCAAAATCCAAGACCCGCTTGAACGCGCCGAAGCACTGGCCGGAATCATTTCGCGTGGCAAGCCTGAGTTCAAAGACGTTGACCTGACTCAACCCATCGGAGGCGAAGAAGACCCGTTCATCGAGTTGACTGATGAAAATCTTGCCGCGTATGAAGAGGAAGAACGGAAGCGGGCTGAAGAAGAAGCTGGCGGTGAGATACCCCCAGAGGCTCCAGTTGAGCCTGTACCGGGCGATACCGGCCCACCACCCGAAACTACAGGTGGGGGTGAGGTCGGGCCAACACCACCAGCAGGGGGTGTAGAGCCACCCACTGAGACACCACCCGAGACACCAGTTGAGCCTGTTCCACCGGGTGAACCCCCAGCAGAGCCTGTTACAGAGCCACCTGTGACCCCGCCGGTCGAGATACCGCCTGAGACACCACCGGTTGAAGAGCCACCAGTTGAGCTGCCACCAGCGGCTGAAGCAGACGTGCCTGCTCACAAGGCTAACTTCGAAGCGTTCAGGGCAGGGAAAGAGCAAGGCTCATACACTCCTGAGCCACCTGCTGCTGCTGGCGCTATTGCCGCTATGGCTACCGCCACCAAAGCAGATACCGTCGATGTCGATGAAATCCTGAACCTGCCAAGAACGGAGCTTAATGCGTTAGGCAAGATGCTCGGATTTAAGACAGCGAAGAGCCGGGAGAAGTTGCGCGAGGCAGTTGTATTCGCCAGCAACCTTATCAATACGCCTATTGGTGAAATGAGTAGCGCCGAAGAAAACGAGGCGCGGGCGAAGCTGAATGAATTTCTATTAGAGCCTTACTCAACAGCACCGGGGATAGCAACCGCACTTCAACTCGCTGACTTTCAAATGAAGGCTGAAGATGCTGCTGGTGAGTTCTATGATCGGGCACAGCACCGTGAGGCTATTGAAGCGGCTATTGAAACCGGAGACTTTACCCTTGAGGATTTTAATGCCCTACCAGAAAGCGACCAAACAGCTTATGCCGATATTGGCAGGAAATTACGTTCTGACGCAACACCAACTCCCACCCCTGAAACCCCTGAAGGTGGTGAAGAAGGTGGTGAAGAAGGTGGTGAAGAAGGCGGCGGCACTCCCCCAGCGGAACCACCAACTGAACCGGTAGGGCCGAAACCTCCACCAACTCCACCAACCCCGCCTGCTGAAGAGCCAGTACCTGAGA